CAAAAATCAACGGTTGCGGCAAAACTGTATAAAGAGACATCTGCGGGCTACATGAACGCGGTTCGGGTGCTGCTGTCGGCGTTAAATAAGGTTGACGAAAGCGCAGAAAACGAACTGCTCAAGAAGCTGGAGCAATTCACATGACTTTTCTCGAAGAATACTGGAATATGATCCGAAACGGCGAGGTCGTTGTTGGCTACTGGATGCGGCAAGAGGTCAAGCGGCTTGTGGACGATCTGTCGGTCTACGAATACGACACGACCGAAGCGCACAAAAGAATCCGGTTCATGGAAACGCTTTGTCTGCAAAGCAAAGCGCCGTATTATATGCAGCCCATCAAGCTGATGCCGTGGCAAAAGGCTTTTTTTGAGGCGATATACAGTTTCCGGATGCCTGATGGATCGCGAAGAATCACCGAAGCATTGATGGAAATAGCGAGAAAGAACGGCAAATCGACGATGCTTGCTGCGGATGGGAACTACGACCTATTTTGCGGTGAAGGCGGCGCGGACATCTGTTGTGCATCGAATGATGACCGGCAGGCGCGTTTGATCTGGTCCGAGATGGGCGGGATGCGGTCGCGGCTAGACCCGAAAAAGACGATCACCGGACAGACCTTGACGGAGCTGCGAAACCGGATGCGCAACATCACGGTGTTTCGGTTATCGTCGAAAACACAGAACAAGGACGGGTTCAACATCTCAAAGACTTATCTTGACGAAAGTCACGATATAGCCGAAGAAAACGGACAAAGCGAAGTTGCAGAGGCTTGCTGGCGCGGGATGAGTTCGAAGGACGAACCTTTATTCATAAACTGTACAACACAGGGATTCAATCGGGACTGCTATCTCGACAAAAAGATCAACTACGCAAAGTCGGTGATTCGGGGCGAGATCGTTGACGAACACTTTTTGGCTTTTCTGTTTGAGCAGGACAGCGAACAGGAAGTGTGGCAAGACGAGACGAGCTGGGAGAAGTCGAATCCGTCCATTCGCTACGGGGTGAAAAAGGTCAAGAAGCTGCGGCGAGATGTGGAGGTTGCAAAATATGACAAGGCAACCAGAATCCACCTATTGACGAAAGACTTCAATATACCACAAAGCAATGCGCAGAGCTGGCTGCTGCTGGAGGATTACGACTACCAGCAAGACGAGTTTGATCCTGACGATTTTCGCGGGGCTGCGGTGCTGGGTGCGGTTGACCTGTCTGCAACCACTGACCTGACAAGCGCAAAATGCCTGATTATGCGGGCTGGAGATAAAACAAAGTATGTTCTTTCCCACTATTGGATACCGGAACCAAAGCTGGAAAATTCGGATGATAAAAACGCCGGAGCGCGATACAAAGAATGGGCGAAGGCTGGCATCCTGACAATTGATGAAGGGAACGAAATCAACCTGTCTGGGGTTGCTGATTGGTATTACGAGTTATTCAAGAAATACAAATTCAAACCCTATAAAATCGGGTACGACCAGAGATATGCAAAGACTTTTTTGGATCGTTGCGAGGAATACGGGTTTGAAACGGAAATGCTGGCACAGGGTCGTGCTTTGTCAAGCGCGATGAAGCTGACAGAAGCGGATCTGAAAAGCAGAGTGCTGAATTTCCAGTCTAATGAAATGGACAAATGGTGCTTGTCAAACTGCTGCTGTGCTGTGGATAATGTCGGCAACATTCAGCCGGTAAAGATTCCAGGTCAACACGCAAAGCGGATTGACGGTGCATTGACGTTTATCATGCTTGAAGAAACATATAGAAGGTTCAAGACAGACTACATGGCTTTTGTTGGAGGTTGAGTTATGGCGGATTGGTTCGATAGGCTGTTCAGGCGACCGCCGAAAAATCGGAGACTTGCAAGGTCGATGAACGGAATTTCACCGATTTACTCACAGTTTGGCACTGATATTTATGCGTCGGATGTGGTGCAGCAAGCTTTGAAGTGCATCGTGGACGAAATGAAGAAACTGAATCCGCAGCACGTCCGGTACAACGGCAGTGATCCTGTGCCGGTGAATGACAGCTCGATTCAGAAGGTACTGGAAAATCCGAATCCGCTTATGACTACTAGCGAGTTTCTGGAAAAGACGGTGTGGCTGCTGCTGCTGAATTATAACGTTTTCATCATACCGACTTACGAAACGTGGATTGACGAAAAGACGGGCGCGGAGCGTCGGCGGTACGAATCCCTATATCCCATCAAGCCAATTCAGGTTGATTTCATAGAAGATGCTGCCGGTCGGTTGTACTGTCATTTCTTTTTCTTTAATGGGTATGACACGACGATCCCTTATGATTCATTGATTCATATTCGGTATAACTTTTCGATGAATCAGTACATGGGCGGCAATGAATTTGGTCAACCGGATCATTCTGCACTGCTTCAAACGCTGGATCTGAACAAAAAGCTGCTTGACGGTGTGGCGCGGGCTATGAATGCAAGCTACGCCATCAACGGCATTGTGAAATACGGCACGATCATGAATGAGGAATCAACCGCACTTGCGATTGACGAATTTAACCGAATGCTGCGGGACAGCGAATCGGGTTTCGTGCCGGTGGACATGAAAGCGGAGGTTTTGCCGTTCCAGCGCAGCACACAGTTGGTGGACAATAACACACTGAAATTCATTGACGAAAAGATTCTGCGGACATGGGGTGTTCCGCTTGCTATTCTGACCGGAGATTATAGCAAGGAGCAATACGAGGCGTTCTATCAGAAATGTCTTGAACCTTTGGTGAAATCCATTTCGCAGGCGTTCACAAAGAAGATGTTTACCGACCGCGAACGGTCTTTCGGAAATCGGATTGAACTGTACCCGAAAGAGCTTATCTTCATGACCGTTTCGCAAACGCTCGAAATGATCAATATGCTGTCCCCGACTGGCGGTATGTATGAGAATGAAAAGCGTGTTGCTTTGGGTCTGCGTCCTCTGCCGGAGCTGGAGGGCAAACGGTATATGTCGCTTAACTGGATTGAAGCCGACCTTGCCGCACAGTATCAGACAAAGACGCTTGAAAGCGGAAAGGTCAATGTCGATGTGGTTGATGAGACGAAAGAAGAAAGTGTGATGGATGAATGACATGGTACTGCTGCCCGCACTGCGGACAAAAGCTGTTCATGGTGGCGGATGATGCCGTCATAAAAGGCGTCGAAATCAAATGTAAAAAATGCAAAAGAATAGTTAAAGTGAGCCTTTGAGCCGATTGCGTGAATGCAGTCGGCTTTATTTATTGGAGGTTTTGTAAATGAACGAACTTGAAAGACGGTCTTACACGTTCGATGTTCGGGCGGAAACCGGTGCGTCCGGCTCTATGATTACCGGCAGACCGATTGTGTATGACAGTATGACAGATCTCGGCTATTTCAATGAAATTATCGAGCGCGGCGCGCTGAACAAGACAGATCTGCGGGATGTGCGGTTCTTGGTGAATCACGACCTTTCAAAAATTCCGCTAGCTCGGTCCAGGAGAAACAACGCCAACAGCACGATGCAAATGACGGTTGACGATGAGGGCATGAGCATTCGCGTGAATCTGGACACGGAGAACAACGCCGAGGCGCGGTCTTTGTATTCGGCTGTGGAGCGGGGCGACATTACAGGCATGAGCTTTTGCTTCTCTGTAGATAGCGAGGAATGGGACAACCTAGAATCGGATCATCCCACGCGGCGCATCAAAGAAATTGGTTCGGTAGTGGAGGTCAGTGCGGTGACTTTTCCCGCGTATGACGCCACCGAAATAAACGCACGAAGCAAGGAAGCATTGGACAATGCTCGGTCGGCGCTGGAGAGCGCAAGGCGGCAGACTGCGAAATCGCTGGACAGCGATCTGGAGCTTCTCAAAGCAAAAACAAAAATCTTAATGGGGGTATGTTGAAATGAGAAGTACGTTTCTCGAAAAGCGCCTTGCGAGACTTGAATCCAAGAAAAAGGATCTCGAAGCAAGAGCGCTGGCATCTGAAGATGCAAGCGAGGTTCGGGCTATCAATGCGCAGCTTGCAGAGCTGAACGAAGATATGCTCGACATCCGCGAAGAGCTGGAAAGTCTGAAAGAGGACGAAGCTCGTATGCAGCCGGTCAAAGCGACCGAAAATGCGCCTGTGAATGCGCAGAAGGTTAACGGCAATGTGATGGGTTCTTTCACCAACAAAAAGGAAGAGAGAGCCGAAAATCCGCTTGAAACGATGGAATACCGTCAGGCGTTCATGGCTTATGTCCAGAAAGGCACCGAAATCCGCGGTGAAGTGATTTCCACTGTGGAAACCGGCGCGGCGATCCCGCTGACGATCATGAACGAAGTGATCAACACGGTCCGCAAACGCTACGGAAATCTGTACAACAAGGTTCGCAAAACCAATATGAAGGGCGGCGTCGAATATCCGATCGGTGCGCTGAAGGCTTCGTTCAAGTGGATTTCTGAAGCCACCGTCAGCCCGCGTCAGAAGCTGGATAAACTCAGCAAGATTTCGTTCGGCTATCACACTGCGGAAATCCGCATTGCGCAGTCGTTCCTGTCTGATATTCTCACGCTCGATGCGTTTGAATCGAGAATCGCAGAAGTCATTGCCATTGCCTATCTTGAGGCTATGGATTACGGCATTATCAACGGCACCGGTGACGGTCAGATGCTCGGCATCCTGAATGATCCGCGTGTGACGAATGTTGTCGAAATGACCGCTGCCGACATCAACAACTGGACGGCATGGCGCAAGAAATTCTTCAGCAAGTTGCCTTTGGGCTATCGTGCCGGTGAATTCATCTTCCCGCTGTCTACGGTCGAAAGCTATCTTGAAACTATGGCTGACGCAAACAACAATCCGGTGTTTGCACAGGCAACCGGTCTGCAGGTCAACGACGGCGACGCCATCAATCCGAACGGTCGTTTCTTCGGTCGTGAAATCGCGCTTGTCGAACCGGAGATCCTGCCAGACTTCGACACTGCTTCTGCCGGCGATGTGATCGGTATCTTCTGGCAGCCGCTCGAATATGCGATCAATGAAAACTTCGGCTTCACCATGCGTCGTTACTTCGACGACGAAACCAACGAATGGGTTGACAAGGCTCTTGTGGTCGTTGACGGCAAAGTGCTGAATCCCGAAGGCTACTGGCTGATTAAGAAAAAGGCATAAGGGGGAATAAACATGACTAATGTCAAATCCCTTTTGGAAATGTATGTCAAGATGGGCGGTTCTCTGACGGACACTTATGCCGACATTGCCGGTGGTGTGCCGGTCGGTCAGTACAGTACCATTTCTGACGCCATTCTTGCGTGTTCAAAAAAGTATTCTGCCGGAGGCGGCGGCGGTGCTGAAAAGTTCGTTGTCACTCTGACACAGGAAAGCGACACATGGACAGCAGACAAGACGATTGCGGAGATCGTTGCGGCTGATGAAGCTGGAAAGATTGTGGTGGCGAAATACCCGAACTCTGGAATGTACGTCGACTTGCCGCTCAGTTCGGCTGTGGAGTATCAGGGTATTTAT